TTTTCTTTTGTGAGTCTAATCATACCACGAAGAAATTCCGCATCATGTGATTCATTTTCGGCAATCTTTGCAAGAATCCTAATATCTATACAAAGAATCGTTGCAATTTGTTCATATTCATTACTCATCTAAAACTCCAAAAAGTCATCTATTGCTATGCTTTGTCGTGTTGGTGTTTCCTTACCAATAGCACGAACAATGTTATTAAGTGGGTTGTCAATCAATCGTGTAATATGAGCATTCATATCAATCTTGTAATGCTCGAAGAACCAATCAGGAACCTTCTCAGCATCTGTTGGAATAGCAATGCTCTTAAATCTTCCAACTTTCTCTGTTATGTAAAACACCTTTATTTTCATACCTGATATAATAGGCATACTCTCATTATCGCCATACTTTTCACGACAGATATTATAGTGTATACTTGCTGCAACGTGTCCAGGCAAACGAACACCTGCACCATTCACTTTTAGTTCTTGCGTATAGTGTTCTACCCTTTGAACACCTTTTGGTAATCCAATTGTCATAATATCACGCGTGCTTCCATCTTCTAACTCGTCTTTATAATCAACGACATCTTTTGCGATATCTTCCCAAGTTTCACCTTTCAGCAATCGTCCAACAAAATCGTTAAGTCTCTTAGAGACAACGGCAGGTAATGTTGTTTTCTTTGTATCCAATCCCATAACTTTGAGTTTGTCAACTTTGTCGCCTTCATTATCAATAACACGAAGAATGTATCGTTTCTTTTCAACAAATATTCCACGACTAGCAACAATTTCTCGTCCAGTCTTAATTATATCATCAAACCCCTCACCACACAAGAAAGTTTCTCTCATAAATTCGGGGAACGATTCGTTAATCTTTTCCCCAACCATATCAGCAATCAATACGGCCTCATCATCTGTTTCACCGTGAGTCTCAAAGTATGTACTATCGGTGTCACCGTATATAACAGACCACTCTTTGGAATATCCGTGATGAAGTTCACCGTTATGTGGTTTCTTTGTATCTAGGTCAACATACGAACCATTAGTTGTTAGTTTATACTTCTGCACATTTGGTAACATATAAGTACCATCCAACAACTCACAAGCCTTCGCACATTGGTGAGCAAGAATCATTCGTCCAGTACCTGTCGTACTCTCTCCCATTCTTAAATCGTAGAAGCGGAAGTAACTATTGTTCAATGCACCATACAAACTGTTCAACTTAATCTTATATACATACTGCAATCTATCATAATATGCTGCTTTATCTTTATCGCCAGCAGCCTTCGCTTCACCTTTCAGCTTCTGATATTTCTTACGAGTGTTAAACCAATCTTTAAGGATTGAAGGAATGATGCCAGGTTTGGTTTGGTCAAACACCGTACCATATCCACTAACAGCACACTTTGCCTCTTTTAAGTAGTTTCTCCATTCATCAGCAGTCTTCTCAATCATCTCACCAGAATCGAAGTCTAGTATTAACTTAACGAAACTACCTTTCGCAATCTCCTCAGACGCTTTGGTTGTTTCTCTAAACTGTCCAATCAATGTTTCAGGGCTGATGTTGATGGAGCGAATGGCAGATGGGTACAGTGATGTAATATCAACAGAACCAATCCTATCGTGCATACCTGTTTGTGGTATAAGAACGAATGCACCTTGAATACTACCTGCATCACCAATCTCATTGTTATTAACACGAAGGTTAAGTTCGTGGTTACAATAGTTGACAGTAGCAAGTTCAGCCAATTTTAATGTTCCAAGAGCGTGCTTGAATAGACCAGCAGAGATGTGAACCATTACATTAGCAAGACCAACATAACCTAACTTTTGCTCAAATCCTTTTAGGATTTCTGTATCTCGAATGTTGTATCGAATAAAAGTCAAGAAGTCATTCTTGTATAAATCAGCAAGAGTGCCTTCGTATTTTAATTTGGGTAATTCAGGAACAACCTCATCTGCGATTGCTTCCAACTTGTAGGATGGGCGTCCATCCATTTCATATTTCTTGAATAGTGCCAAGTAATCGAGACTAACTCGTCCTGACAAATCTAATGTTTGAGATGTTGTTCCATACATCTCAACTTCGCGATACTTTGGTTTCCCTGCACCAGGAAAGCATAATTTACGGAAGTACTTTGCTCCCAGCACCTTCTCAATCCGTTTAGCAATGTATGGCATATCGAAGAAGTCACTGTTCCACCCACACAGGATGTCACTGTCTTCAATCTCTGCTAATATGTGTAGTAATAGCTCTCTTTCAGTATCAAAGAACAACACTTCTATTTCTGAATCTATTGGAGCAATATCGTGTAAATCTTTTATGAATTTGCTTTGGTCAAAGTCTGCACCATTCTCATCAATCCACTTTCCCTTCTTTGGAGGCAATGCGAACACAACAATCTTATCTTGCCATTCGTGATAGAATGCAATAGCATTGATTGGAGCGTATGGATTATCTATTGTACTGAATCCAACTAGTTTGTCGTAATCTACTTCGATATCGAGGAATGTTATATGAATAGGTGGAGCAGGTTTGCCATAGTATTCACTTGAAAGAACTTTTAATTCAGGTGGGATATCTGATTCGTATATGGTGTACCCACTACTAATCATATCGTCTCTCGCCTCTCTGAATTCTTTGGAGTTGCGAAATTTAATATTTGTTAATGGTGTTCCATATATGCTGGAATCTTTACCTTCTGGATCTTCTACATAGAAGTTATAAGGAGCGCGAAAAGTCCGCTCTGTTCTTCCATTCTCATCACGCTCCCAAACAATAACATCTTCACCTTGCCTTATAGCAGAGAGGTAACTCACACAACCACTCCAACAAGTTGACCTTCACTCATAAGCAGCAGGGTTTCATCTTCAAATTCAATCTCTTCACCAACATTGTGAGTATACATTACTGTATCCCCAGGCTTAACTGATGTTTCGATGAATTCACCATCCGCAGTATAGTCACCAGGACCTACATACAACACTTCACCGTACATTGGTTTCTCAGCGGTGGTAAGAATAATCCCACCAGCGCTTTCAGTCTTCTCTTTTGCAGCTCGGATTAGCAATCTGCTTCCAATTAGTCGGATTCCCATATTAAACTACCTCCGACAATACAGTTTTATTTTCAACCAAAGTTTCATACAACAATTCAAAATCTTCATTCTCGGCTTGAAGATCAGCATAGTTGCGTTTCCACATTGTCTTTGCTAGTTTGTTGATAGTCTTTTTTGGAATGTTGAATTGACGAAAGATTTCTGCTGCGATCTCTTTCTGGGATTCTTTTTCATCATCAGCTCGTTGCATACAGTGAGTCATCTCTGCAAGCATTGCTTTCATTTTTTTGCGATCGTCTATAGATGCAGGAATTATTGCTCGGTCCATATTATTCTCCTTATTATTTTTATTATAGTACTGCTAAAACCTTGCATATTATTATACGCAAGGTTTGCTAAAATGACAACAGGTTAATTATTCTTGATAAAAAATGTGGTCATCAATTTGGGCAACTAGGGTAAGTTTCTTCGCCCAAGAGGGGTTAACATACTCAGCGTGGTAATGATCCGCACCTTTTGTAAAATCTTCGATACCACCAGCAAGTAGTGCTGTTGATAATCTCATCGCTGATTGGAATGCTGCACTCTCTCTTGGGACATCAGATTTTCCATCTAGTGTCCAAGAAAATTGAGCTATCCACTTTCCATATCGTTTGCTCCAACGCTTTTGCCATACTACTTCACATATTGAATTGGGGAAATTTTTACTGTGAACTCGGTTAAATGTTACTAATCCTACAGCGATTTGACCTTTTAGTTCTTGATCGCGAGATTCAAAATATATGTTCTTCGCCATACATCCTAGTTCTTTTTTGTAGTCAGCATCAACACTTTTGGGAATACTTTGGCCAGGATATTCTTCATTAGAAAATTCGAAATAACGAACTTCGGTGGGAGTTGGAATGATAGGAGCAGATACGGTAGCGTTGCTATCTGTTTCAATAAACAACATACCAATCAACATACTAGCACCAATCGTTGATATAATCTTAGAATGCAATGAAGTCTGTGAACACTTCACATTGTTGAGTAATCGTTTGGAGGCAAAGTTTTTGAAATCACATTTTATCATATAGCAGAGTTCCTGAATATCTCAGTCTAATAGTATATTATACTATACTTTAGGGTGAAAGTCAACAGGGGAGAATTACGCGAATTCCTGCAGCCAAGTTTTATAATCTCCAGGGAATACTGAAGGATCATACAAATAAGGCATTTTGGCCGCGATGTGAAATTTAACCGTGAATAAGTCACCAGCAAGAATTTCATTTGTTGCGTTTATGAAATGAGGACCACTTGGAAAGACTACTAATGTTCCTCTTTCTGGCTGAAAGCCAAATGAGTGTTGGGGGAATTCCAACTTACCGCCGTACACTTCAAAGTCTCCATCGAATGGAGTATTCTCTCTATAGTCACTCAGAAACAATACGGCAGTAAAATCTCGCTCTTTTGTTCGTAACCACTTCTTTCTCAAGTACTGACTATTTTCACAATGCACAGGCTCGCCAATACACCCTTGGGGGAACCATTCGAATTTCATTTGTTCGGTTCCTTTATAATCAAATCCATAATGTTTTTCGAGCTCGTCAATCACCGGATCTAATCGTTCAAATACAGCCTCTTGATTTAGTTCGTGGTAACGAAAAGTGTGAATAGGATTTTCATCCTTATCAACATCTGGTATCGTAAAGTTAAGATTGTCAACAATCTCTTCACATAAAAGAGGAGATAGGAACTCTTGTTTTATAAAGAATGGGGAAAGTGTATCCATATTAGAATTGTTCTCTTATCAATGTTAATAGATGTTTAGCAACTTCACTTTCCATGTAAACATAATCTTGCAAATCATCTTCAATACCTTCAAACATATCTTGTAATGTGTCCCAATTGAAGTCATTACCTTCAACCATTTTAGGATCGTCTGTTTCTTTACCCATTACAACAAAGTCGCCAGCCTTGATAAAGTTTTGTCCAAGAAGAATCTTGTCCGGCATACCACTTCTGTCGTTCAGGTTGAATTGAACCTTCTTAACAATACGATTTTGTTTAGTCGAATCTTCATTTGGAAGAGTAACATCAAATGCGACGACTGGACGATTCTCCACACCACCATCAGCAGTCTTAACTGCTTGGGTATCTATGAGAGACATTGAAATTGTTCTGTCACCAAATGAGAATGACACTGTACCATTTTCACGATTAACATTAACATTGTTAGCATCAAGTGAACTAATTGCCGCACCAGTATCTACTTTTGCTGCTATTGACTTGCCACCATTGAAACCAGTAAGGACGATTGAAACTTTGTTTTTGATAATACGCTCATCAGCAATTTCAGCCTCGCGGACCATTATGTGTCCAATTCTTTGTTTAGGAACGAATCTGCTTTCAACAGGACGGATGTGCATTCGTGTATTCGCCCACACCAATACGATGCGATCTTGGAAACTTTTTTCATCGTCAGCATCTGTGTGTTTCTCAGCATATGCTTCTTTGTTTTCGGCGTTCTTATTAAGATTGTAAATTGCCATTGGCTTTTTCTTTTTGTTGCCAAGGACTTCCTTTAACTGGTACTCCGTGCTATTGAGGAAATCATATTTTACACCATCAATAGTAATCTCAGTTGGCAATTCAGATATTTTACCTTTAACAAAATCGCTTTTTAGTTCTTGTATGCTCTTGTATTCCATAATAAATCCTTATTTGATTTCGTCGGCTAATTCTTTTGCCATAGCTTTAATCGCATATTTGTGTTTTTCGTAATCTTCCATATTTTCAGGAATCCACCGTTCAGCCATCTGCTTCATTTTACGGACAACTTCTTTGAATTCAGCTTCATTCTCGTTCAACTGAACACCAGCTAATTCCATTAGTCTATCTTTTTTCATAATTACTCTCCGTGTTTCTTATAGAAGGTATTTATGCGTTTAATCAATGGTTCAATGTAATCATCCACCTGTCCCTTGAAAACCTGCGGCATCATTCCTTTCTCCACAGCAATCAGGATAACAAACTGGTCAATCTGCACTCCAAACATCTCCTGATACATCAACGAATACGCAGTACACTGCAATTTGTAGTCTTCAATCATATCGTCTGTTTTGTTGTTGTTACTGGTTTTGAAATCAATGATTGACAACACACCTTCATACTCTCCCACACAATCGACACGACCAGCAACCTTTGTCATTTCACTGAACATTGGTAACTCTTGGGCGCGAATATTGTCAATTTTGTTTAGGCGGA